TCGTAATCAGAGCAAAGGCCCTACCATTAGGTGGGGCCACCTTATTTTTGCGCTATGGCTGCCACGATCAACGCCACACTGAAGAGTGAGACAGCCAACAGCTTCGTAACGTTGGCCGAAGCCAATGCGTATTTTGAAACCGTCCCAAGCAGCACTAACTGGGACAACAAGACGGATGACGCGAAAAACCGTGCGTTAATTTCAGCTACCCGCTGGATCGACACTTTAAATTTCTACGGGGACCGTTGTGACACGAGCCAAGCACTGAACTGGCCTCGTAACAATTATCACATTGATCGTGTAGAGCTTGTTTGCGGCAGCATTCCGAACGATATTAAGTATGCAACCTACGAGCTAGCGAGGGCGTTAGCCAATGACACGGACTCGATTACAGGGTCTACCGGCGATACGGGGTTATACGAATCCGTCAAGCTCGGGGAAATGGAAGTCAAGTACAACACTTCTAGTCAGGCTACTGGAACTGTTAACAACGTATTCGACGTTTATCCTTGGCTTCAGTCTTATCTCGGCGCTTACTGTCTGGGTGGCAGTGGTTCGTATCAAATTCGCACTGTGAGGGGTTGACATGCCTGGAGCACTCGACAATGTGTTTAAACAAGCGGCCAAAGCAATTGTTGCGGATCTCGGCAACGGCTTAGACACAATAATTGACTACACCCGCAAGTTAGCTGGAACGTACAACACCGAAACGGGTGCATTTACAACATTTGACCGTCCATATCTCAGTTTAAAATGCCCAATCGAATTTATCCGTTCAGAAGAGGAGGAAGGCCGCGAAGAACGCAAAGCCCGTGTTTACATCTCGCCCGACCAAATAGGAGGCAACCAACCTACATTCCAGGACGAGGTAACACTGAAGTTCGCTGAAACGGACCACGCTGCTCAAATAACCAACATTGAGACGTTCCGTGGCGGCCAAGAGTACCTATACATTTTACTGGTGAGGTTCTAATGGCTAAACAGGTTTCTGATCAAATTAAAGATGCAACCGAAGCCTATCTTCAGGAAAGCTTTAACAGGCTAATTGCTACGATTATGCGTCGTTTGGCGACGAAGAAACGAAGTCCGGTTTACACCGGATTTTTTGCTTCGAGCTGGAAGGCCCACACGTCTCCAATCGTTGCTGAAGACAAGGTTGAAGAGCCGTGGTCAGGAATCAGGAAGCGAAAGCGTCAAGATCCCACTAGCAAGGAGTACAAAATTGATCCAAGGTTCTATCCGCCGGATAAGGCTTACAGCTACAAACGTCGCGTCTACATCGGCAACACTGCTGAGTATTCGATTTATGCGTTAGAAAGCGGCAAGGTTCAGCAGTTTGTGCAGGGACCGGAGATGAAAAAGCTGGTTAAAGAAGCATTCAAAGAGCGCACGCCCAAGATCTCTGTTGGCGGTAGGCAGGGCATTGGAACGTTTGGCACGCAAGCTGGCAAGATTTACACTGGCTATAGCGAGCTGTAAGCATGACTCTCGTAAACGCCCGCGCTGCTTTTGAAAAGGCTGTAACGGATGCTGTCGCAGCAGCGGATAACACGGTGCTTATGGTCTACGACAACATGGCGTTTACAACGCCCGGCAAAACGAAGAAATACATTTTAATGACGGTTAACTTTGGGCAGTCAACACTGCAAAACCAAGGAGCCGCCCAGGCTTATTACGCTGGAACGATCCAGTGCAACGTGTATGTACCTAAATCCACTGGCACGGCAGAACTTTTTGCAATTAGCCAATCAGTCATTGATGGGCTGACTTCTGTAAACGAGCCGGGTCACGCCAGTTTGTTTTTTAGGCGTTTTAACACGCAAGACGGCAAGGAACTTCTTACGCAAGCAGGCGACAACCTCGGAGGAATGACCGGAGTCATACCGCGTGTGCTCGATATTGTCGGTCCTACGCCTTTAAACATCGAAGACAGATCGCACTTTGTCGGCATAATTTCTTGCCAATTTACGGCGACAACGTAGTATTGTATTTAAAGCGAGTAACTACTCAATGCGAGCTGTAGAGCTTCTTCGTAACAAGTTTGGTGTCAGTCAGCTGTATAAGCACGCGGTTGAGCAGGACGGCGAAGTGGTGCTGGAAATTTACTGGCACCCCTTGACCATCGCTGAGCGCGAGTCAATCCAAAAGACTGCTGATTCCGATGAAGCTAGCGATTTTGCGCTCGGCATGATGATTCGCAAGGCGTTGGATGCTGATGGCAAGCGTCTTTTTCAGGATGGCGAAAAGGCTGTGCTGAAGAACTCTGTTGAGGCTGCAGTGCTCCAGGACATTCAGTTAGCAATGCTGTCTTCTGGAACGGAAAACAAGGTGGAGGAAGCGAAGGCAGACTTCAAAAGCTAATGGCGATTGGTTTTTTCTTTATGCGTTAGCGAAGGAGCTGGGCATGACGGTTGCTCAGCTCTCACAGACGTTGACACAAGAAGAGCTGATCGGTTGGGCTGCGTTCTTCGAGTTAAAGAACGAGCAGGAAGAGAAAGCGATCCAGAATGCCAAAACTGCCAATAGGGCGCAAACAATGTCTAGGCGGTAGGATTGAGTGAGGTCGCCGTCTAGCCGTGGCTAATTTTGGGATCAACCTAGACCTACGGCTTAACGGTCAAAGCGCTGTTGATAGAGCAATTCGTGGCGCAAAAGCGCTTGAAGATATTGTCAGGCGTATAAATGATAAGCCGTTAAACCTTGCAAACATTGGTGGAGCGGCGCGACTAGAGAGGCTTGGGGACGCAAGAAAAAAAGTAATTCAACTGGCAAAGGATATAAATAAAGGGACAAAAAGTGTAGGTAAAACAGAAGTAGCAATACGCGACACAATTAGTGCGTTTTCTGAACTAGCTGCAAATACTAAAAAAGGTACAGGTGTCTTTAATGAATTTACCGCAGTCATACAAAAAGCCGAAAAAGAACTAAACGACATTGCGCGTGCAACAGAAAATGCACGACGTGCTCAAAAGGGCTTGATGAGCCTTGAAGACCGCGAGGCTCAGCTAGAAAGAAGAGAAAATCTGCTTAGAACTTTACGCACCAAGAAAAAACTCAAAGAAGAAGAGGCTAGGGCTCGCAAGAAAAACTCAGATGCAATAGATAGGGAAAACAAAAAACTTGAAAGGCAGAGAAAAATAGATGAGAGAGCAAAAAAACGAAGAACAGGCAGAATTGCTACTAATTTTGCTGCAGGCGCTGGTTTCCCGCTGTTGTTTGGCGGAGGTCCAGGAGCAGTTATTGGCGGAACGTTAGGGGCTTTTGGAGGGTTTGGCGGCAGCGTTTTGGGTGGTGCGCTTGGTCAGCAGCTCGACAAGCTTGGACAAGCTGCTTTTAACACCGGAAAAGTTTTTAACAAACTTACTAAAAATGTAAATCAACTTATTCCAAAGCTAGGAACATCAACGCAGCCTGGCTTTGCAGGCACGGCAGAGTTTCTCGTTTCTCAGGGACGAGGCTCTGAAGTCGCAACAGCCGCTCGCAATGCGTTTGAAGATGCGTATGGAGCTGGCGCGTTAAAAAGGTTTCAAGAGCTTGGTCGAACTTCTAGGGAATTTGACCAAGTTATGGCAGAGCTTGGGGTTCAACTTCAGGATTTTATTTCAGGGCCTCTTCGTGGGTTTTTGGAGATAATTAAAAGATTTACTGGAACTGGCGGAGGTCAAAGCACTGCAGAAAAATCTCGTAGTCGCTTTGAACGCGACGTAGCTGTATTAGCGCCAAGAATTGAACAGTTGCAGGGGCAGGATCTCTTGTCCATAGGTGAAGAGCAGGAATTAAACACTCTTCTTGCTCAACGAGAAGGTCTTTATGCTGTTATTGCTCAATACACCAGAGAGATCAACGGAGAGACCAGTAAAAGTGTAACTTTAAACAAAATTCTCCGTGACGTTTTAGAACAGCAGGCAAGCATTCAAGAAAAAGAAACTGACTTGGTGCGCACCCGCTTGACAGCTCGTCGCGATGATTTTGCGCGAGCAGAAGGCATTCTTGCCATCGAAAAAGCACAAAACGATGTTAATAATGTTCGAAAAGCGCTAAATGAAGAAAACGGTCGCGTCAATAAAGACACTAATTTAATTTTAGAACTGCGAAATGATCTCAAAGAAAAAGAAGGCATTTTAGACAGAGCGAGTCTTAATAATGCCAACAATGTCCTCACGGTTGAGCGAGCAATCAACGCAGAAGTTTCTTCTCTCCAGCAAGCAACTATTTCTTTGCTCCAACAGCTAGGTGGAGCGCAGCTTGCAATGCTCGACATGTCAAGTTCTGAAGAGCAATCTTTTGAGCGTCGGCAAACAGAGCTTCAGCTGGAGTCAAAACTACGTCTTAATACTCTTGATCTGCAGCGCGAGCAGGCTCTTGTCGGGAAGATTGAAGGCGAAGTTCGTGATGAAATCAACGAAAAATTTGACCTTGCACTCAAACTCGAAAAACGAGCAACGGAATTGCAGTTGGAGCGGAATCGTCAGGCGGAGGTTCTGCGTCAGAATCGAAAGCAAGAAATCGAGGACAACCGTGAGTTGTTGAGGCTTCAGTCAGAGCGCAACGCCAAGCTGCAAATTCGCAGCATGGACTTTGAAAGAACAGCTGCTCTTTCTGGCACAGGATTTGGATTCTTCGGCCGAAGCGAAGACTTTAAAGAGCAAACTATTGGTCGTTCAGCTGCACAGCTTGAAGCCTATAACGAGCACATTGGGAAGCTGCAGCAGCGCATTCAAAGACTTAGAGATGAAAGAGTTGATGAAGATGTAATTCTGGCTCAGCAGTTTAAATTAGAAGATCTTGAAGCAGTAAGAGACTCCTACGAAAGGCTTCAGCCTTCGATCGATGCTGCTGCGATAGCACAGGCGCGATTTACAGACGCAATGGCCGTTACCGTTCCAGTAACGGACTCGCTGTTTGACAGCCTGCTTGCAGTTGTTGAGGGCACAAAGACTGCAGAGGAGGCGTTTGCAGACTTTCTTCGCAGCATTGCGTCGATGTTGATGGATGCAGCTAAGCAGATGATTGCGCAGTATATCGCGATTGGTGTTGCTCGTATGTTTGCTGGCGTGCCGGGATCTGGTGGCAAAGCAATTAACACGAATAGCTTGAATCAAATTCAAAGCTATTCAGGCATCGGAGCAAACACCGACGTAAGCGGTTTTACCCCACGTGCTAATGGAGGCCCTGTTGGAACAGGACGACCTTATTTAGTCGGCGAGCGTGGCCCTGAGTTGTTTGTCCCTGGAGCGCAAGGTAATATCGTTCCAAACAATGCTATGGGCAGCGCTAACGTGACGGTAAACGTAGATGCCTCTGGTTCGTCTGTTGAAGGCAACGCTGAACAAGCTTCGCAACTTGGCAAGGCTATTGGTGTTGCAGTACAACAAGAACTGATCAAGCAAAAACGACCTGGAGGCTTGCTGACTGTCTGATGGCTAATTTCGACACAAAATTAAGCAGCATTTCTGTAGCACCGACTTATGGCACGCAAAAAAGCAGTGCGCCAGTTGTTCGCAAAGTGCAGTTTGGCGATGGCTACGAGCAACGTCTAACCTACGGCCTAAATCAAAACCCTAAAATTTACAATCTAACGTTTAAAGTATCAGAAACAGAAGCAGATGAAATTGAAACGTTTTTAGATTTAAGGGCTACAGATAATGCTAGTTTTACGTTTACGCCTCCAGGCGAGACCGCTAGTGCAAAATTTGTATGCGAACAATGGAG